ATTCTTAGAAAGCACCGTGTTACACGGAGATATGGATAGTTTTGATGTTATTCAATTTGTTCAACGGACTGTAAACGAGCGCAAAGGTTCGGTACTTGCTGTGCTTGAAAGTAATGGTATAAGTTCGATGGAGCAATATAAAGAATTAATGGGTGAATTAAACGCCTTAAATTATATTTTACAGGAACTCTCGGGCCTGCTAGATAAACAGGAGCAATTAGATGACTGAAAAAGAAGTTGATCTTTCTCAAATAAAAGAGGGTCTTAGCGACTTAGAAAAAGCGTATGTTAGTCAACAAGACCGCGTACTTGATCCTTATCTTATTGATAAAACGCTCTTGGAGCGTATGCCGCGTCCTACGGGGTGGCGTATGCTTGTTCTTCCCTATAAAGGAAAAGGAAGAACAGTCGGTGGCGTTTATCTTCCCGATAGTGTTGTAGAAGAAGCAAATGTTTCTACAGTTGTAGGTTATGTCCTAAAACAAGGGATATTGGCTTATGGTGACAAGGAGAAATTCCCTGACGGTCCTTGGTGCAAGGAAAAAGACTGGGTGATATTCCCCCGATATGCGGGAGCTAGATTTCGTATTGAAGGCGGAGAAGTACGTATTTTAAATGACGACGAGGTTTTGGCGACTATCCAAGACCCCGAAGATATTTTATCTTTTTAGGAGAAAACAATGGCTGGTACAAAGCATGAAGCTGATAATGGTGAAGTAGACTTAGATTTTGGTGAAACCGAAGGGGCAGAAGTAGAGATTGATGCTCCTGAAGAAACTAACGAAGAACGTGTAGTAGTTGAAACTGTTGAAAAAGAAGCTGCTCCTGAAGATAACAAAGCAGAACAGGAAGAATACAGCGCTTCTGTTAAAAAACGAATTGACCGTTTAACTAAGAAAATGCGGGACGCAGAACGCCGTGAGCAAGAAGCAATTCGTTATGCTCAAACCGTTCAAGGAGAGATGCAGACAACAAAAAATCGTATGCAAGCCTTAGATCAGGGTTTTGTAAACGAGTATGGGTCGCGTATTGCAGCGGAACAGCAGCAGGCAGAACAACAGCTTAAAGCCGCTAAAGAAGTTGGTGATACAGATTTAGAAGTAGAAGCCCAGAAAAAAATGGCGCAGTTAGCTGTGTCTGCTGATAAATATACACAAGCGCAACAAAACGCAAAACAACAGCAAGCTATAGCTCAACAAAGACAACAGCAAGCCGCGCAATATGTGCAGCAACCCGCTCCCCCACCAGAAGTAGCCCCTGATCCTCAAGCCGAGGACTGGGCAGAAAAAAACGATTGGTTTGGTAAAGACCAAGCTATGACTTTTGCGGCTTTTGGTATACATAAAGGTTTGGTTGAAGAAGATGGATTTGACCCATCGACAAATGAGTATTATAGTGAGTTAGATCGTCGGATACAAAAAGAGTTTCCGCACAAGTTTTCCAACGGGAACGGCACAAAACGCCCCGCTCAGAGCGTTGCCGGAGTTTCTCGCACTACATCAGGGCGCAAACATCGGGTTAAACTCACCCCTACCCAAGTCTCAATAGCTAAAAAGCTGGGTGTGCCGCTAGAAGAATATGCGAAATACGTGAAGGAGTAGAAGATGTCTGAAAAAGAAACTTTTGAGGGCATTAAACGCTCTCCCCGCGCAAAAGACTCTAGGGAGAGAGAAGAGAGGCGTAAGCCTTGGTCTCCCCCATCGATGCTGGATGCCCCGCCAGCACCGGAAGGTTACAAACACAGGTGGATTCGTGCTGAAGTGCGCGGTTTTGATGACCGTAAAAACATTTCAGCTAGGTTACGTGAAGGCTATGAGCTAGTACGTGCTGATGAATACCCCGATTTTGAAGCCCCGGTCATAGAAACAGGTAAATACGAGGGTGTTTTTGGTGTTGGTGGATTATTGCTGGCTCGCATTCCGCTAGAAACAGTGAAAGAACGGACGGATTACTTTAAGACTAGAAGTGCCGACCAAATGGACGCTGTAGATAGAGATTTGGAACGTGAGAACTCGCATTCATCGATGACGATTGGAAAACCTGATCGTCAATCTCGTGTAACTTTCGGTGGCCCACGAAAGTAGTTTAACCTACAGAAGTGCGCTGCCCTATTTGGAGAAACCATAATGGCTAACGAATCTTCGGCTTATGGTCTTCGTCCTATAGGATTAGTTGGTGCTGGAGCCAATACTACGGGTACGACCTCGTATGAAATAGCTTCTAATAACACCAATGCAATATATCAGTTTTCAATCTGTGTTCCTACTGCGGCAGGAACCATAGACCAAGCTGGTGCTACATCAGGCGGAACGACTCCCGCTCTTGGTGTCCTTATGGGCGTTTACTATCAAGACGCTACACAAAAAAAACCCGTCTGGTTGAATTACTGGCCGGGATCAGCCAGCGTAAGCGTTGACACAAACTATCCTGTCACTGCTTTTGTTGCTGATAATCCAAACCAACTGTTTCAGGTGGCAACGGATGCAACAATAACTAGCCGTGCAACTGCACTCACAGCTATTTTTGCAAACTCGTCATTAGGAACATCAGCAAGAACTGGTTCAACAGACACTGGCAGATCAAACTCTGGTCTTTCTGTTTCTGCTATAAACACCACGGCTACTCTTCCGCTACGCATTGTAGGCATAGCAGACGAAGCAGCAAACAGTGATTATACCGCTGCTGGTATCCCTATGATTGTTCGCCTGAACGCTCACTTTAACGCCACAGCGAGTAGGTTTGATTCTCAGACCACCTCCCTGACAACTGGCTTATAGGAAGGGGATAGAACATGGCTATTTCTCGCGCTCAACTTGCGAAAGAACTAGAACCCGGCCTTAACGCTTTGTTTGGGTTGGAATATGACCGTTACGATAACGAATCAGCAGAAATCTTTGAAGAAGAGTCCTCAGATCGGGCTTTTGAAGAAGAGGTGATGCTATCCGGGTTCGGCTCGGCTCCCGTGAAAAGTGAAGGAAGTGCTATTTCCTTTGACGACGCACAGGAAACCTATACGGCCCGCTATACTGCGGAAACCATTGCGCTTGCTTTCAGCATTACAGAAGAAGCGATAGAAGATAATCTTTATGATCGTCTTGCCTCTCGTTATACTCGTGCTTTAGCTCGTTCAATGTCACAGACTAAGCAAATTAAAGCAGCGGCAGTTTTAAACAACTCCTTTAATACCGCTTACCCAATTGGTGACGGGGCTGCTTTGTGTTCTTCGGCACATCCAAGTTTGTCAGGCAACCAACGCAACCAATTAGCGGTTGCGTCTGATCTTAATGAAACTTCATTAGAGCAGATGTTGATTGATATTGCTGGAATGACCGACGAACGTGGTCTAAAAATTGCAGTTCGTGGAATGAAACTTATAATTCCAAAAGAACTTCAGTTTATAGCAGAACGCTTAATTAACTCAAACTTACGTCCCGGTACGGCAGACAATGATATTAATGCCACCAAATCAATGGGCATGATCCCCGATGGAGCAGTGGTAAACCACTTCCTCACCGATACGGACAGATGGTTTATTAAAACCGACGTTCCTAATGGGTTCAAGCACTTTGAGCGTACACCGATAAGAACAGCTATGGAAGGCGACTTCGATACTGGTAACATGCGGTTTAAGGCTCGTGAACGATATTCGTTCGGTGTCTCAGACTGGCGTTGCGTATTCGGTAGCGACGGCGCATAAAACTCTGTTTTTTGCTCTTGGGAAGGACGGCCTTGCGCCGTCCTTTCTTTTTGCGCTATAGTAAGTAATCAACCCTGACTATTGCACCTGCAATAGACATTAACCCAGACAGGAGTGACACATGGGTACGACAACATTTTCTGGTCCTATCAAGGCTGGAACTATTAAAAACACAACAGGCACTACTCTTGGCACAGATGTAAAAAACACTGGTCAAGTTGTAATGGCACAGACATTTTCAACAGGCACTACTCTTGCGAGCGGAGCTTCTGCTGCAAATACCACGACGGTAGTTATTCCAGCTAACTCACAAATTATTGACATAGTGCTTGATAAGCCCACTGTAATGGCAGGTGCTACATGTGTTTTGAGTATTGGAGATACGGTTGGTGGTAACGCCAGCTTACTTAATTCCTACTCAGTTACTATTGCTTCTGGAGTTGGACGCGCATATCCAACAACTGAAGCAGGCGGAGCGCTTGCTTGGGCAGATACAGGAACGGCGGATTTAAAACTGACATGGACTAGCGCGGGTGCTACTTCTGCTGGTGAAATCAGAGCTACGATTTTGTATCAGCAAAATAATAATTTATCATAATCCGGCCTGAAGGAGAACTAATATGTCGGGTTCCGATGCTCTAGCCACCTTTATTGAGGCCGCCACCGCTGTAACAGACGGTGTGTGTGCGGCTCAATCTGTAGGTAGCGCTACTGACCTTACAATTGATGGCTCTCTCTCTTCGGGGGGAGAAGTAACTTTTGACCAGCCGCGTAATGTCACAATCTTATCTGCGGGTAATGATTCTGGAATTACGTTTACAGTTACAGGAACTGACGAAACAGCTACAGCGGTTACTGAAGTTATTACAGGTGCTAATACAGGCACTGCTACAGGAACCACTTATTTTGCTACAATTACTCAAATTGCTTCCAGTGGAGCAGCAGCGGGAAATGTTTCGGTAGGTTCAGGGACTAGTATTGCAGCCCCTATTTTTCGGGGAAGTATGCGGTTAATCGGTCTATATGTTGTTAACACAGGAGTTGCTGGAACAGTTACATTCCGTCAAACCTCTGCAACAGGGACTATTGGGATGCAATTCAACACCGTTGCAGCAGCTAACACAAACGCTTATCCCGATATACCTGACGAGGGTATTCGGTTTAACTCAGGGGGATATGTTGTGTATACGCAAACTATCATGTCTTCTATGACAGCATTTCACGCCTAATGGTGGGTTTACAGTTTTTTAAAGCAGGTCAAAATGACAACTGAGAAAGAACGTACATTACTTGTCAAAATGGACACTCGAATAAGCGTTATGGAAGAGGTTTTGAATCGTTTAGAAACTAATCATTTAGTACATATTGAAAAAGACATATCTAGGTTAGATACTAAACTATGGGCTTTAATAAGCGGGATGGCGATACAACTAGGTGGTGTTGTTCTGGCTTTACTAATTTTTATTTTACCCTAAGAGTTCAATAAAATGGCTTTTGATTTTTATACCGGAGAAGAACAAAAGATAATCTTTGAGATTAAGAAATGGTCTGAGGAATCGTTAGAGACATCTAATAAAAACTTTAACGGTTTAGCGGCCTGCCCAAAAGCTAAGAATGCGTGGAAAAATGATAAAGTAGGGTTTGTGTTTAAAAACGCTCCTGATTACCAAGACTTATATACAGTTGTTTCGTGCTACCCTTCTAATTTTGACATGGTTATTGTTGTAGATACCTGTTTTAACGAAGACGCTAAAGCTTTTCACCAGTTTATTTCAGGGTTTAATGAAGCCATAGGAGAAGGCATGTTTATTAATAAAGATGCGTGGGTAGTAGGGTTTCACCCTAATGATGGTGAAAATGCTTTACTTAAAAGAAGTCTTTTTCCAACTAATACAGATAAAGAATATGCTTTGATGTTAGTGCAACCTTTAAGTTTACTACAAGAAACCGCAGACAAAATAGAGCCTTTAGGGTATTATAAGGGTTATGAAGACGAGTATAATGCAGATGCGGTATTACGATCCCGCAAAGATTTATATAGACGACTAATAGGAGATTAATATGGCGATTAGCCCACATAAAAAAGAAGCAATGGGAAAAGATTGGAAGTCCAATACTTATCCTAATGAGAAAATTAAAACTGGTCCGAAGAAAAGCAAACCACGGACAAAGGGCGTAAAAGTAGCCCCGTATAACTAAGGTATTTTTATGGCGATTTCAGGCAGCAAAGATTTTGAATTAAACGTCACTGAGTACGTAGAAGAGGCGTTTGAGCGCTGTGGGATTGTAGCTCGCACAGGCTATGATATTCGCACGGCTAAACGCTCTTTAAATCTAATGCTGGCGGATTGGGCTAATCGGGGCTTGAATCAATGGACTATCAAGCAAACGACGGTAACGATGATTCAAGGAACGAGTACATATACCTTGGATACCGACACTATTGATGTACTAAACGCTGTCTTACGTCGAGATGGGACGGATTATGGTATAGCACGGTTAAGCCGGGACGAATATTTAAATATTCCTACAAAAACTACTGAGTCGCGGGTGTCGCAGTTTTTTGTAGATCGCCAGATAACCCCTGTTATGAACGTGTGGCCGACCCCCAATAACAGTACCGATCAAGTTATTTTTGATCGTTTAGTTCGTATGGACGATGCTGATAGCCCTACGAACACGATGGAGATGCCTTTCAGGTTTTACCCGGCTTTAGCTGCTGGTTTAGCTTACTACATTGCTCTTAAAAAAGCCCCCAACCGCATACAATACTTAAAAGGGTTGTACGAAGAAGAAATGGATCGGGCTATGACAGAGGACAGAGACAGGGCTAATTTAACTATTACCCCCGGTTTCGGTTACTTTAGGTAGAGGTGTAGGATGGGGTCAAAATACGCTGTAGGAAAACATGCTTTAGGTATTTCTGACAGGTCAGGATTCCGTTATCCATTGCACAGGATGCGTATGGAATGGACGGGAATGCTTGTTGGATACGACGAGTGGGAGCCTAAACAACCCCAGTTACAACCTTTACGGGTCACAGTTGGGCCGCAAGCTTTAAAAAACCCCCGCCCCGATAGGGTAATGACTCTTCAGGTGTACGTCGGCATACCTGTTATAGAAGGGCCAGCTTTTACGCCTTTTAATGCAATAGGGGTAGTAGGAAACGTATCGGTGGTGACAACATGAGTTTTACTTACGATCAGCTTAAAACAGCTATCCAAGACTATACGGAAAATACAGAGTCTTCCTTTGTAACTAATCTACCTGTTTTTATCAGGTTGACAGAAGAACGTATCTTAAAACAGGTGCAATTAAGCTTATTCAGGAAAAACTCCACGGCTTTAGCTACGTTGGGGAATGAGTATCTTGCAGCGCCTTCCGATTTTTTAGCGCCTTTTTCAATGTCTTTCCTTAACGCTTCAAGCGAGAAAGTATTTCTTGAGTTTAAAGACGTAAATTTTGTACAGACTTATAACGCCAATAGCGCTACTACTGGTGATCCAAAATACTATGCTCAGTTTGACGTAGATAATTTTATATTAGGACCAGCACCTTCTGCCGCGTCACAAATGGAACTGCATTTTTTCTATAGGCCCGTTAGTATTACAGCGGGTGCGGGAGGTGGAACAACTTGGTTAAGCACAGACGCTCAGTTATGTCTTCTTTACGGTTGTCTGGTTGAGGCGTATACCTTTATGAAAGGTGAACCTGATTTACAGCAGTTATACTCTGTTCGTTTTCAGGAAGCGTTAGCGGCACTTAAACTGCTTGGAGAAGCCGACCAAACGCAAGACGAGTATTTAACAGGGCAAGTAATAAGGCCACGGCAATAATGTTTGAACTTAAATTAGATATACCTCGTGGTGATTCTGGCGTAACGGTTAATACGACACATAACCGAGGGTTTACGCCCGAAGAGTTAGCTGTTCAATGTGTGTCTAAGATCATTTCTATTGCAGATACGGCTCCTGCAAGCGTACAAGATCAAGCACGGGCCTTCCAGAATAATCTGGAAACGCTGGTAACTTCCTATATGCGTCAAGCTGTTTTAAGCGACCGCACGACTGTATATAATGCTGTAAAAAATGCGGGACACCCCGCGCTGGCCGAAATTTTAAGGAGACTTTAATATGGCTTTCACAGGTAACTTCATGTGTACCTCATTTAAAAAAGAATTAATGACGGCTACACATAATTTCACC